AGCCGCCCACGCCAGCCCCAACGTCGCCCAAGTCCCCGCCGTAGGCAGTCCCTATGGCAAGGAGTGTCGTGCCCTCTTTTATGCAGGGGGATGGACACAGGTCGGCGTCGATGCTTGTGGCTTAGAGCTGAGATGCCTCGCACACTATATGTCAATCTACGACGGCGGGAAGTACGCCCATACCATCCTCAACGGAGACATCCACACCATGAACCAACAGGCGGCAGGACTGCCTGAGCGGAATCAGGCAAAGACCTTTATCTACGCCTTTTTGTATGGTGCAGGAGACGCCAAGATTGGACGCATCATCAAAGGGGACGCCGCTGACGGCAAAGCCATCAAGCGCAAATTCCTCAAGGCAACGCCCGCCATCAAAAGCCTCCGCGATGCCGTGCAGAACACCTTGGTAGAGACAGAACACGGCAAAGTCGTGCGCTGGAAACGCCATTACCTGCGCGGGCTTGACGGGAGGATTCTCCATGTACGCAGTCCCCACAGTGCGCTCAACCTTCTCCTTCAATCCGCAGGTGCGGTTATCTGCAAACAGTGGATCGTCCTCACCGACCAGATGCTCTACGAGCAGGGCTTACGTCATGGATGGGACGGTGACTATGCCTTCATGGCATGGGTGCACGATGAATTTCAGTGCGCTTGCCGCACCAAGGAAATCGCAGAACTTGTTGTCTCCACGGCGCAAGCCGCCATGCGAAAGACACAAGAGATATTGGGCTTTCGGATGCAGCTCGACACCGAAGGCAAGATTGGAAAGAACTGGGCAGATTGCCACTAGGAGGGATGTTTTATGACAAGAGAGTTGTATCAGAGAGCATCGCGTCTGTTGGATGAACTAAAGGACTTACGTCATTTTGGAGAGATTATTCAAGAAGATACAGGGGCTGTGGAGGTAATTAGAGGCTCTGATTCTATTATGCTCTCGGTGCCTTTACGCAATATATTCCGCAAATGTGTTAGAGACAGACGGAGAGAGATTGAAGAAGAATTTGCTTCTTTGTGAAACAGAAAGGACAAAGCATCATGATTAAACGCGAACTGCGCTGCCCGCGCTGCGGCAAAACACTTCTGCGCCTCTATGGCATAGCCCTGCGCCGTGTTGAGTGTACCTGCGGCTACCTCGTAGACCTCAAGACAAAAGAGCATGGGGAGAAGGTGCGCAGAGTATGATAACGAAAGTGTTCGACTATCGAAAACGTGGACATAAAGGGAAGTATGTACGTTTCTGTTCGTCTCTCACGTGGCCACACCGAGGGGATGTGGAGATTTATTCCTCTTTATCCTTGGCGCTCATTAGTATGAAGGATTCTCTGTACTTACCTCAGTCCATTCATGACGCCTCCGGTCGCCTTATTGCCTACACCCACAACAGAAAGGTCGTGATGTGCAGTGCCTAACGTCCACCTCATCTCCCACACCCCTGAGCCGTTGGCGCTCATCAAGACCGCCATCAGCCAGTGCTACCAGAAAGAGGCGACCTACGCCGCCGTAAAGCACATCCTCAAGGCCGGGCATCTTTCTGTCTTAGAGCACGCCAGTGCCAGCTTCCATGTGACATGCAGCCTCACCGTCCTCTTACAAATGACGCGGCATCGCCACCTCTCCTTCACCGTGGAGAGCAGCAGAGGAAGCACACTTTCTGGTGTGGCGCGTAGCTTCATAGATCGCATCGACCGCTACAACCAGCAGACCATGGCGTTCTACAACGAGATGATCAACGACGGCATCCGACATGAGGACGCTGCGTATGTCCTGCCCAAGGCTGCTCTCTATCGCTTCGTCGTCACAGGAAACTTTCGGGCATGGTATGAATATCTGCCGAAACGCCTGTGCAAACGAGCGAGCGAAGAACACCGGAGACTTGCACAGCTGCTGCATAACGAGCTGTGTCTCCTCTGCCCTGAAATCTTTTGTCATGTCAAAGCGAACTGCGCCATGTGCAACGAAAGGAGCTGCGACTTTCATGCCTGATGCACCTGATTACAACAGCACCTACGAACCGGAGGCGAACGCCGCCCGCTATGGGATGCGCGTCAACCCCAAGACATACCATGTGATGTCAACCCTTGAAAAACTGGGCATGAACCAGACGCGCTTCGGTGCGCCTTACTGCCCTTGCTTGCCAAACCACAGTGCGGACACCATCTGCCCTTGCCGCTACATGCGCGAGATGAAGGCGTGCCGCTGTGGCCTCTACGTCAGAAAGGAAAATGCAGAATGAAGGGAATCCTGAAACTCACCTGCCCGAAATGTGGTGGGAGTGCCTTTACCATTACGCGCAACCCTATTTCGTGTATGTATGATGGACGGTACGACATCGCATGCGACGCATGTAATACAACCGTCGCTGACTTTCCTGCCTACTACTTGGAGAGCAACGAGAGCGACGACGCAAAGGAGGGAACGTCAGATGATGCTGCCAAAAGACCCTGATTTTTATTTCATCTCCTTCCTCTACCTTGGAATCGCGGTGCTCCTATGCGGTTAAAGTTTCTTGTAGACGCCGATATGGTCGCCTTTGCCTCCTGTGCATCAGCCACCCATGAGGCAGAATGGGACAGCGGTATCAGCAGCTACTTTGCCGACTTCGAGGAGGTCAAGGCAAACTTTGTCGAGCGCCTCGACAGCATCGTAGAGACAGCCCTAAAGCACCACCAGTACACGGGGGACTATGACATCCTTCTGTGTTTGTCTGACCGCGAGGACAACTTTCGGCGGCGCATCCTGCCCACCTACAAGGCGAATCGCAAAGGACAGAAACCCCTCTGCTATTGGAAACTGATCGAGTGGATGGAGCAGGAGGGAGAGACATACACACGTCCCTCCTTGGAGGCAGACGACTGCATCGGCATTCTCTCCTCCATGGAGAAGAACAAAGATCAGTGCATCATCCTCAGCGGCGACAAAGACATGCGCACGCTTGCGGGATGGCACTATGACTTCCTGCGCGACATCTACGAGTACATCACCGAGGAGGAGGCAGACAAAAACTTCTTCCTGCAAACCCTCACAGGCGACCCCGTGGATGGCTACAGCGGATGCCCAAAGATCGGTGCCGTCAACGCCTCACGCATCCTAGACAAAGACTGTTCATGGAACGCCGTTGTCGCAGCCTTCGAGAAGCAGGGACTTACCGAACATGACGCCCTCATTCAGGCGCGTGTCGCCCGCATCCTCAGAGCCAGTGATTACGATTTCAAAAAGAAAGAAGTGAAGCTATGGACGCCCTCTACAAACAGCTGACCGAGAGCGAGAGGAGCATGATAAAAGCCCGTCTCCTCGCGTGGCAGGAGCACGGTGACATCTCATGGATAATGCGGAGGTATGGAGACATCAACTATGCCCTCCATGCCCTCTTTATGCTCAGTTGCAGCGGCATGATCGCAAAGTTCTACAAGCGTGGCATCTTTCAGGGTATCCTCGTCTTTGACGTTGGTGTCCCTTGGTGGACATCGCGGCGCGTCGTCTCTGAGTTGTTTGTCTTAGCGGCACACGGCGTCGTGGGACTTCAGCGCGTGGCAATCGCAGAACTTGACGTAATCGCTGAGCGATACGGGGCAGACCTCATCGTCAGCGGCAACATGTTTCAAGCAAACAATGACCTGATTGGCAACGGCTACAAAAAGCTTGGCTACAGTCAGGAATGCAGTACCTATGTAAAGGAGGCTAACTATGAAGGATAACAGCGAGAGAGACATCCCGTATGTCTCCAACGACCTTTGTGTCTACCTGCGTGAGCGGTTCAGCTTACAGAACCTCTTAATGAACGACAGCGGGGACATGAAGGCAGAACGCTACCTTGGCTACATCGCGGGCATCAATGCCCTCATCATGGAGCTTGAGGCAATTCAGATCATGCAGGAGGAAAATGATGGGCTTCGTGAGTAACCTCTTAAAGACCATCCTGTCCCCCTCCATCCCTCAGGCATCGAGCCAGCAGCCCACCATCACAGGGCGTGACCTTGTGCAGCAGACGGAGAGCACAGACCCCGACGCCCCCGTCATGGGCGGCAGTAATCCGCTCCGACGGCGCAGAGGCATCGAATCCCTTCTCGTTCCGTCGGAGGACATCTACAAAGGAGGTAACTAATGGGAGGAGTAACCAAAGTATTTAAGAGCATCTTCGGGGGAGGAAGTGCACCCTCGTCCGCACCGCCCCCCGCCGCCACACCTGCCCCCCAGACAACAGGGGCTTCGATGGAGAGCGAGAGCAGTGATGCAGTGAAGAAGAAGCGTCGCGGCAAACAGCAGCTCATGGTGCAGCCCGCAGGACAGGTGACAAGCACAGGGCTGAACCTATGAGCACCGAGCAGCGAACAACAACCGCCAGACAGCTCTATCAGAAGATGGAGAGCACACGCAAACCCTACACCGACCGTGCAGAGAAATGCGCCCAGCTCACCATCCCTATGGCATTCCCAAAAGAATCCGATTCGAGCAGCACTAAGTATGACACACCCTATCAGAGCATCGGGGCACGCGGCGTCAACAACCTCACAAGCAAACTCATGCTTGCCTTGTTCCCGCCGAACGCGCCCTTCTTTCGTTTGTCTCTGGGGGACGACATCAAGGCGCAGCTCGCAAGCGACCCTGCCACACAGCAGGAGTGGGAAGCTGCATTATCGAGCATCGAAAAGCAGATCACACAGTACATGGAATCGCATCAAATGCGTGTCACCATGAACGAGGCGATGACCCAGCTCATCCTTGCGGGGAACGTTCTCTTGTTCCTACCACCGAAAGAAGGCGGGATGAAACTCTATCGCCTCAACCAGTACGTCATCGCACGCGACGGCATTGGAAATACCATCGAGATCGTCACCAAAGAAAGCATCGCCTATGGCGCACTGCCACCGGAGGCACAGAGGTGCGTGGATGGAGACAACATAGAGGCACACAAGGCAATCGATGTCTATACGCACACCTACCTTGACGGTGAGAGCTACCAGTCCTATCAGGAAATCAACGGAGCAATCATCGGGGGCAGCGAACAGACCTATCCCAAAGACGCCTCTCCATGGATACCTCTTCGCCTGCGCAAGATGGATGGCGAATCTTATGGGCGCAGCTTCGTCGATGAGTATTTGGGCGACCTCAAAACACTGGAAGCCCTCAGTAAAGCCGTCGCCGAAGTCGCAGCCATCGCCAGCAACATCATCTTTCTGGTGAACCCCAACGCCATGACACGCATCAGCGAACTGCAAAAGGCGAACGCAGGTGACTTTGTTCGTGGGCGTCTTGAGGACATACAGGCCTTGCAGATTAACAAGACCAGTGACCTACAGATCACCACCACCGCCATTCAGAGCATCGAGGCACGCCTCAGCTACGCGTTCCTTCTCAACAGTGCCGTGCAGCGCAACGCAGAGCGCGTCACCGCCGAGGAGATACGCTACGTCGCAAGAGAACTGGAGGACACCGTGGGCAACATCTACAGCATCCTTGCCCACGAACTTCAGCTGCCCCTCGTACGCCGCTTCATGAATCAAATGACGGGCACAGGGGCAATCCCGAACCTGCCGCAGGGCGCAAAGGGCGTAGAGCCCACCATTACCACGGGCATCGAAGCACTGGGGCGCGGACATGACCTTGCGAAACTGGATACCTTCATCCGCTACGCACAGGTATTCCCTGAGGCATTTCAGACCGCTGTCAAGCAGAACGAAATCCTCAACCAGATCGCCACAGCCCTTGGCATCGATGCTTCCTCCGTCGTCAAGACACAACAGGAGATTGAGCAGGAACAGCAGCAAGCCATGCAGATGCAGATGGCGCAGCAGGTCGCCCCGCAGATGATGCAGGGGCAGCAGTAACGAAAGGAGACAACAACATTGGCAGAAACGAACACCGAGACACCAGAGCAGCTGACCCTTGACCTTGTGTCTACCACGCAGGAAACCACCACGGGGGCCATCGTGGAGACACAAAAGCCCGAAGTCCCTATGCCGGAGCCGACCGCCCCAGAGCAGCCCCCGCAGGAGGAGGCAGAGAAGCCGCAGGACAGCGCAGCCGAGGCAGAGCGAGAATTTGCCAACCAGAAGCAGACGGATGAGACCATTAAGAAAGAGCTGACCGCAAAGGGACTGGACTTCGACGCACTCGCCGATGAGTACGACAAGACAGGCAGTCTCAGTGCGGATTCTCTTGCCGCCCTCGAAAAGGCGGGCTATCCCAAGCAGATGGTGGATGCGTACCTCGCAGGTCTTGACGCCATGGCAGACCGCTTCGTCGGCGAAGTCGTCAAGATGGCAGGGGGAGAGGACAGCTACAAGGCACTCGCCCAGTACCTTCAGACACAGCCGAAGAACGTCATTGACGGATTCAACGCAGCCCTTCAGAGCGGCAGCATGGCGCAGATTCAGCTTGCCATCGGCGGCATTCAGGCAGCCATGACAAAACAGTATGGCACAGCCAACCCCAGTGTTATGGCAGGTCAGCAGGGTCGCGGTGCAGCGCAGGGCTACCAGACCACCGCCGAGATGACGAAGGACATGAGTGACCCGCGCTACCAGACCGACCCTGCCTTCACGCAGGAAGTCTACCGCAAACTTCAGAACAGCAGCATCTTTTAATCACACAACGTTTTTGCGCCCTCATCGTAGGGCTTATTTTTTTGTCTTTTCCTAGAAAGAAGGAGATAACACTATGCCAAACGTAACGATTGCAAACCCCATGGCAAACCGTGGCGTCGTCGCAACGGACGCCGACAAACTCGCCCTTGGCCTCAAGGTATTTGCGGGCGAAGTCCTCACTGCCTTTCAGCGTTCCTCCGTCACGAACGGACACGTTCTTGAGCGCAGCATCCAGAACGGCAAGAGCGCACAGTTCCCCGTGTTCGGGCGCACCAAGGCGCACTACCTCAAGGCGGGGCAGAGCCTCGACGACAAGCGTGAGAACATCCAGCAGTCCGAGCGTCAGATCGTCCTCGACGGCCTTCTCACGGCTGACACCCTCATCTTTGACCTCGACGAGTTCATCGCCCACTATGACTTCCGCAGCCCGTATGCGGCAGAGCTGGGCAACGCCCTCGCCCTCTCCTACGACGCTTCCATCCTCGCCGAGTGTGCAAAGGAAGCCCTCAACACGCAGGAGAACGTCGCAGGAAACGGCCTCGGCGGCGTCATCGAGCAGACCATCACGGGCACGCCGGGCATTGACCGTGACACAGGCAACGCCATTTATCAGGTGCTCCTCACGGCCAAGAGCAAGATGGCGAACAACTACGTCCCCGCAGGTGACCGCTACGCCTACCTCACGCCGGAGTTCCACAGCGCACTCGCCTCTGCCCTTGAGTTCCTGAACCGTGACTATGGCGCGGGCGGCACGATTCTTGAGGGCAACGTCATTCGCCTCGCAGGCTTTGATGTCATCGAGTGCCCGCACATCACGCGCGGCGGTGACGACAACGCCAACGTCATTCAGGGGCAGGGACACATCTTCCCCGCAGCTTATGCGGACAAGAACCCCATCGTCATCTGCCACAAGACGGCTGTCGGCGTGCTCAAACTGCGTGACCTCTCGATGGAGCAGGCACGCCGCCCCGAGTATCAGGCTGACCAGATCATCGCGAAGATGGCAGTCGGTATGGGCGGACTTCGCCCCGAGAGTGCCTTCCTCGGCATCGTTAAGAAGAAGTAAGACAACCCACCAGACGGCAGGAGGGGAGACATCCTCTCCCTTTTTGTCTTATGCAATCATATCTAAGGAGGACAACCATTGATTACAGCAACCAGTAAACTCGACGCCATTAACATTATCTTATCCTCCATCGGCAGCGACCCTGTGAACACCATCAACGAAGAAATCGACGTAGACGTGGCAAACGCTTGTCGGATGCTCGACCGCGCGTCACGAGACATACAAAGAAAAGGCTGGGACTTCAACACCTACACCCTGACACTCAGTCCCGACCAGTACACAGGCAAAGTGCCATGGATACCGACCATCATCTCCTACCGCAGTACCGACGGTACGCCATACGTCAAACGCGGCGAGAACTTCTACGACATTGAGAACCAGACTTTCCAATTCAAACAGCCCATTCATCTGAGTGCCGTCATGATGGTGGACTTTGAGGATTTGCCTGATGCTTTCAAGAACTACATCGCAGCCCGCGCCGCCATGAACTTTCAGACACGCTACATGGGCGACACGGCAAACAGTCAAGACCTTGCGCTCAGCATGCAGGAAGCCTATCAGGACATTGTGACCTACGACATGAACATGGGAGACTACAATATGCTTACTTATTCCGGCGTCACCCCTGCCTTGGAGCGGAGCTGATGCTTTACTCACAGCAGGTCAAGAACCTTGTCTCAGGCATATCGCAGCAGCCTGACATCCTGCGCCTCCCCGAACAGCTGGACGAACAAGTCAATGGCTTTTCGACCGAGGCGGGAGGATTGCAGAAGCGCCCGCCTACAATCTTTGTGTCAACCCTCCCCATCTCGATTACGACCTACATGCAGCCCCTCGTGCATTTTGTCAACCGAGATGAGAATGAACGCTACATGATACTGTTTCAAAACAGCCCCGACGGTGTACCCATCCATATATATGACCTGCAAGGACACAAAAAAGTGGTACGCATCACCGAGGACATGACCTACATCAACAACAGTTACCCGCGTAAGAACCTGCGTGTCATCACTATTGCTGACCATACCTTTATCCTCAATCGGAGCGTCCCCGTGCGCCTTGCTGCTTCAAAGACACAAGGTTCGTTTGCGGAACAGGGGGCGCTATTCCATGTCAAACAGGGGCAGTATGGGCGCAGCTACAAGATTTGGGTAAATGACAAACTTGTTGCTGCGTATGACACACCAGACGGCAGCCGCGCTGAACATACCAAGCTCATTGACACAGGCACAATCGCCGCCAAACTCGGAGAATCCGCCCAGAACAACGGCTGCACTGTGGAGATTGGCAATACATGGATACGCATAAAAAATACCAACACCATCAAGACACAAGATGGATTCAACAATCAGGCACTTGTCGGCATCAAGGACACCGTGCAGAAATTCTCCCTGCTGCCTGAGAGTGCACCTGACGGATACATTGTCAAAGTCGCAGGCGACCCAAAAGGGAATGGTGCGGGCAGCTACTATGTGTCTTACAGTGCAGCGGAAAGCATCTGGAAAGAATGTGCCGCCCCAAATATCCCTGATGCCTTAGACCCTGCCACCATGCCCCATATCCTTGTGCGGGAGGCAGACGGCAGCTTCACTTTCAAACGTGCCGAGTGGGGGAAACGAGAGACGGGAGACGAAGACAGCAACCCGCTTCCCTCCTTTGTCAACCACACATTGAACGATATTTTCTTCTACCGCAACCGCCTAGGCTTTTTGTCCGGGGAGAATATCATCCTCTCGGAGAGTGCCTCCTACTTCAACTTTTGGATGACATCAGCCAACGACATCCTTGACACCGACTGCATCGATGTTCCCACGACCACCTCGCGCATCAACATCCTTAATTATGCAGTGCCTTTTAATCAGAGCCTCTATTGCTTCTCCGACAGCACACAGTTCATGCTCAGCTCGGATACCGTGCTCAGCCCAAAGAACTGCGCCTTGATTGAAGTCACAGGCTTTGCTTCCTCTCCTGACTGCCGCCCCGTGAACGCAGGGAAGAACCTCTACTTCACCGCCGACCGCACCACCTACACCAGCGTCAAAGAATACTACAACGTGCAGGACATCGCCGACGTGAAGAACGCACAGGACATCACAAGTCATGTCCCAAGCTACATCCCGAAGTCCGTCTATCAGATCGTCAGCAGCACCAACGACCACATCATGCTGTTCCTGACGGACGGAGACACAAAATCCCTGTTTGTCTATAAATACCTTTTTGTCAACGAGCAGCGGATTCAGGCATCGTGGTCGCGCTTTGATATGGGGGATAACGTCTATGGAGCCTTCTTTAACGGTTCTTCCCTCTATATCCTGATACAGCGCGGAAATTGGTTGAGCCTTGAACGCATGGACTTTACCGAGCACTTGGAGGACTTTGGCGGGAGCGAGCCCTATCGCGTCCATCTCGACAGCAAAATTGTTGTCACCTCCAACGACTACGACCCTGTGTACAACATCACCACATTCAACATTGGGCGCACCTACCAGAACGGCAGCCTCAGGGAATACCATTGTGTCTTACCGAATGGAAAGTGTGTCATTATTCCCAAAGAAAAGCTGATAAGGACGAATGAAGTAAACACCATCAACATCGTCCTCGAAGGAGACCACAGAGGGGAGAACGTTATTGTTGGCATTCCTTACGAATTCCGCGCACGCCTCAGCCCCATCTACATTCGGCAGGAGGACAGCAGAGGCAATACACGCGCCGTCACCAACGGACGCCTTCAGGTGCGCAGCATAGACATGCAGTACAGTGACACAGGCGGCTTCGTTGCCAATGTCAAAAGCCGAGGACACACCTACACCTACACCGTCACCAATCGTAAGATCGGAACAATGGTATTCGGAGACAAAGCCCTCGTGGCAGGAACCCTCCGCATCCCTGTGCAGAGTGAGAACACCGCTTGCAGCATCACCATTATATCTGATTTTCCCTATCCGCTTGCCCTTATTGGATTCCTCTGGAAGGGCAGCTTTGTACCGCGAACGAAAGGAGTGTAACAATGGGAGCAGTAATGGCACTCACCATGGGCAGTACTGCCATGCAGATTTATAACCAGAACAAAGCTCTCGAAGCACAGGGCAGAGCCAACGCCGCCACTGCCCGCAGCATGGTTTCCTCCATGAACCGCAGTCTTATGAACTACGAGCAGCAGCGGCGGGACATCTTCGAGGCAACCGTGGAGGAGGTGGAGCAGACACAGCTTCAGAGCCGCCGCCTCACCTCCTCCGTCGCCGCAGCCGTCGCCGAGGGGCTTCAGGGAGGTGGACGCACCGCAGACCTGCTTGTACGCAGCAGCGAGGCAGACAAAAATAGAGCCGTGACAAGTGTCAAAGACAACTACCGCCGAAAGTCCAATGAGATTGACCTCAACAAAGAGGCGACGCTTCTTAATACCAAGGCGCAGATCAGCGGCATTCGTGAAGTGCGTAAGCCCTCCTTCCTTGGGACACTTATGCAGTTCGGTACGGCGTATCTGGGAGCGCGGCAGCAGCAGGAGAGCATTGACCTCCTGCGCAAACAGAACGACGTGGACGGCAACAGAGCCTATGTGCCGTATGCCCCCCGCACCTATACACCGACCACCATCCCGAGCCTCTCGTTTGACATGGGCGACAAAGTATATAAGGCGTACAACCAGCCCTTTAACTTTGTGTCTTATTTCGGGAAACTCCCGACACAGGCAAAGCCCGTCTTTGACTTCACCTACAAGAACCCGTTCAGCCAAGACAAACAGATGATAAACCCATTCTAACCACAGAAGGAGAACACAATGCCAACACCTATATCCGCAGCCCTCGGAACAGAGCGGCAGTTCACACCGCAGCCCGAGCATGGCTACGTCGGACAGTACGTCGGTGTGTCTCCCGTCAACGTCAGTGCAAGCACCGCACACTATGACCAGCTTGCCCAGAACTTCGCGCAGCTCGGCGCAGCCCTCACAAGCTATCGTGTGTCTCATGAGCGGTATCTCTCCGAGACGGGACACATCGACAGCGAGCGCATGATCAAGGGCATGACCGAGGCAGACATCAAGAAACTCAACGCCATCGACGCCGCACAGCAAGAGGGATTCGCCGACTGTCTCAGCAACCCCTACTTCAAGGCACATGCGGAAAAACTGCGCGGAGGTTTTTTGTCTACGGTCATGAAAAACCAGTATGACGAAAAGTATGCCCTTACCCCTGCCCGCAGTGCCGAGGAGGAAGCCAACCGCTACCGCAAATTCTCGCAGGACTGGCAGAGTGCCAACCTCAGCGGCGACAAAGCCCCCATCAATGAGATTGCTTTTAACACTGGCTTCAATGAGAACCAGCTTGTCAACATGGCAAACCTCATGGGCACATGGGAAAAGAAGAACTACGAGAACGAAGTCACTACCGTTATGTCCGCTTCCCAAAGCAAACTCAGTGACATTATTAAAGATTCTGCTGAGCTGCTGAAAACCAATGGGGCGATGACAGAAAAGACACAAGAAGTATTCAACGAAGTGCGCCTCATGGGACTGCCTCTGCAATACAAAATGAAACTCCTCTCTGATTTCAGCGAGCAGCTGATTAAGACAGGACACCTCGACGAAAAGCGCCTCAGTCAGATGATGGACAACATTGTCGTCCAAACGAACCTTGACGGCAGCACTATGAAAGCCTCTGAACTCCTCCCAATGATGCAGTACCGCACCATGGCAGCCGAGTACAACCGCCAGTTCCACACACAGGAAGATTATAACTGGATGCAGAGCTTCATCAAGAAGGGAAGAGCCGGACTGATGGACGCGATGAAAACCGTTGAGGGGGAGCGTATCACTGACCCCGAACTTGCCCGCAAGCATAACGCGTTCATCCCTTACATTCAGTCCAAAGTAGAGCAGCAGGAGAACGAAGCAAAACGGCTGCGCTACAACATGATGCGAGCCAAAGGGAAGAATGCCGGAGCAAAGAATGGAAGCCGCGGCACCGTCAAGGACGGAGAGACCATCAATGACATTTTGTCTGGTGTCTTAAATGGAGACGATATGGTCGGAGGGCTTCCGATCAACAGCTACAACTTTGACAAAGACGCTCTGTACAGTGCAGTCCTCCCTCTGGCACAGCAGCTTACTGCGGATGGGAATTGGGAAGGACTAAACCGTCTCATGAACTACAGCAAGCTCAAGGACTTACGAGGCAGTATCTCCGACAATCTGGCAACCACGCTCGCTCAGATTCGCCCCTCTGATGATGGCGGCGTCAACATCGGGGGTAATCCGCAGCTCATGGCGTTTGTCAAAGCGATTGCGACGAATCCGAATGCCGCCGCACATACCTTTGGCGGGGCACTGGCGACAGAGGGCAGGAAGATTCAGCTCTTTACTGACATGTATGGCGGGGGTGACGACGGCTTTGCACAGGGATTGCGTCTTTATGCAGAATCCAATGACACAGCCAAACAGAACCCAGACCTTCATACGAGCAACGTCACCGCAGGACACAACAGCATTGCAGGCTACACGATTGACGGCGTCGCCAACTTCGGCGGCTATTCCGATGAGGCAGACTTTGGCTACAACTGCAACCGCTTTGTGGCAAATGAACTGGGGCAGGTATGGACAGCCCTCCTCGATACGGGAATGCCGGCAGAGGCGGCACAGCGGCAGATCAATCAGCTTGTTCGTCAGCAGTATGGCACGTACCACTATTCTGTCTTTCCTAAAAATGTTTACTACAACATGGGGACAGACAACAATGCAGTCTACTTCAGAAAGGGGCTGGACGCCGCCATCTGGGAGACATTGGGCGCTGATGGAACAACTGCGGATGCAGAAACCATCACCCTCACCTTTAACCCCAACACCCGTGTCTTTGACATCTACAGCAGCACCGCTGACAAACATGCTACCTTTACCACCAGTCAAATTCGGGACTATGGCATGAAAGCCTATGAGAAAGACACAAATGAAGGGACCCCAGACCCCGATGTATCCACGCTCGATATGGACACGATCAACGAGGCACGTTCTGTACCGAAACAATTCAACAACGCAGACAGCTATGATGACCCGTCCATTCTGGATGAATATGAAAGCGAATACAGTGAATAAAGAAAGGAGGCAGCCATGACCTTATATGAATCGGCATCGCAAGTCGCCGCAGCCGTTCATGTCCCCACCAGTATCATCTACGCCCAGTTCCGTCATGAATCAGAAGATGGGCAGTCTCCGCTTGCGCGTGAGGACAACAACTATGCGGGGGTAACTGACCCGAATGGCGGGTTCATGCACTTTGACAGCATCGAGGACTTCACCAATTATATGTGTCGCTTCCTTCCCAAATTCGGCGTGGAGGGAATTGATAACCCTGAGGACTATGCAGCACAGCTTCAGAGTGAGGGATACTATACAGCGGACTACAGCGAATATGTCGGCGGTATCCGCAAGTTTATGGCACAGGCACAGACAGAGGGAGAAGATAGAGGAGACACACAGGAAGATGATGTGTCTAGCACGGAGCTGGACTTCTCTGTCCTTGCCTCCAACCACCCTGGGGACAACTACACGACGGCACTTTACGCCGATGAAAATTCCGTCGGGCTTCAGCCTCATTCCATTCGAGGACTGAACCTCATTGGAAAACACATGAATGACAACTATGGCATCATGACACTAATTACGGGAGGTGCAGAGCGTTGGACGCATTCAGGCGGTGAACACAGCCACCACACAGGCGATAAAGCGGACATCGTTATGCAGGGAGTAACCCCTGATTCGGAGATGGGGCAAGACTTCATCTCCTTTTGTCATGATAATGGCTGGTCTTGTAATTATGAAAACGCTGGTACGGATAATGCGCACTGGGATATTGACTTCACTGGGCATGACAACCGTGACCCACAGCCTGAAGGAAAGCGCAAAGGCTTTACGGGGAGCTTTCTCACCGAGGTCTTAGAGCCGGGTTATGACAGGCAGACATACGGGCGCATGACAGGAAACCATGACCCTGACACCTTCGGCGAAGGCTTCACGCCCCTCCCGTCACCATCTGGTACTGTCTCGACAATGTTTACGAACTTCTGGGACAGCGTCACGGACAGCGGCATCGCCAAAGCCTTTGAATACGCATGGGGCGGCATCGGACACAGCGGCAAATGGTGGTTTGAAAAGAAAGACCCCGTCACCCAAGAGGACATCGACTACGTGGCGAACGCCCTCCCGAATGACAAAACAGCCCAACAGTTTGTCTTGCTCAATGGGCGTGACAGCGAAGAAATCCGCTGGCTTGTCAACCAGCAGCTTGTGGAGCAGAACCGCAAAGCCCTTGTGGAGAAGTGGCGGCAGGAGAATGAAAGCAGCATCGCAGGTGCACTCATGTACGCTGCGGGCGGCGCGGGCTACATCGTAGACCCGCTGAATCTTGTCCCGATGGGCAGCGCAGTCAAGGGCATGCAGATGCTTGGGCGCCTTGGCGGTGCTATCCGCAACGTCAGCAAAGCCCGTGAGATCGCTAAAATTGCAGGACAGGCCGCCTACACCTTGGCGAAGGCAAACGCTCCTATGGGAGCCTCCACCGTTGCCAATGACTACCTCAGACAGACCTATGGCGGGGAGGACGTACACTATGCCTTCGACGCAGCCGCTGCCATGCTTGCAGGGACAGTGCTCTCTGCTGCGGGACTTGGCGCTGGGAAAGCCTTCAGCCGCCTTGCTTATGGACGCAAGGGAAGCCTCACCGCTCATGCGGCAGAGGTGGCAGACAAAGCAGAAACCAAAGCCTACATGGACGCGGCGGGCATAGACACAAATGTTATCCGCAGCGAAACCATGAAGGAAATGAAAAAACTCCATGACGCAGAGTACGGAAAGCAGATCGGCTCTAAAATCTATGACACATTGGAGAAGAACGGCAGTGTGATTGCCACCACCTACGAAAAGGCGGCATCCCTTGTGTCTCGTGTGAGCGGACGCGAACTGCCGCGTGACGCTAAGGCGTTTTACGTCCCGAATGAAAACTACACCGTGCTCCTCACGGACAACATCAAAGACCCCGCCCGCGTTGATGCCCTCCTTGCCCATGAGCTTGGCGTTCATGCAGGCCTCGAAAAGAGCATCGGCGCAGAGAACTTCAACAAACTCATGGAGGATGTCAAGAAGTACATGAACAAGAAGAATCATGTATTCAATGACATTCGCCGCCAGTATGATACACAAGACCCCGAGGAAGTCTTTGCCCATGCCGTAGAGGACGACAAACTCCCTCCGGGCTTTCGCAACCGCATCGGGGGCATCATCAACAAAGCCCTCGGCGAGCGTGGCAGTAGCGTCACCCTTGACAAAGACGACGTGACGAAACTGCTTCTCGCGCAGAAACGGGAGGCAGACGCACAGCATCTTGGCGTGCACTACAACCCCGATGGCTCAACCGCCTTTGCGGGGATGCGCTTCTCGCGTGACAACCTCCTCAATCCAAAACTCTTTGAGGATCTCTACGAGCTAGACCCCACCATTACCAAAGAGACACAGGCAGCCCTTGGAACGAATGGGATAGCACAGGGCGTCGGTAAATTCTTGGAGCAAGGTATCTATGGCCTCATGGCTAACTCCAACTCCAACACCGCCCGTGCCCTCGCGGGCCGTCTCTTTATGGATGCACGCGGCAGAGGGTTGACTGGACTGGAAACGATTTCGGGTGAGGAGCAGAAGGAAGCCATCATCAAGCGTTTGTCTGTCCCGTACCTTGACTATGCTGACGAGCGTCTTGCATGGATGAACGCCAACAAGAAGATTGACCGCCGCAGCGCACAGCTTGCCTTTGACAACATGGCCATGCGCTACTACAACGCGAAGTACGCAGGGAACAAAGCCACCGCATTGATGGATGTCCCCGAGGAAGTCAAAAAAGCAGCAGAGCACATGCGCCATTATCGGGAAGAACAGATCGATATAGGCAAGCACTCCGCTGACTACTTTGGGGCAAAGACAGACAACCTCATTGAAAAGGAATGGGAAGCCGTTGACGATGAACTGTGGCGTCAGATCGACGACCACCTCCGCACGGATTTTCAGGCACACTTCAATTCCTTTGAGGACGCCGCCGACCATCTGCGTGAGTACATCCGCACAGCTGCGAAGTATGACACCATCAAAGAGGTAATCAAACGCGACGTGCGGATGGAGAACGAACGCATCAAGGCGAAGAACAGTGAGCGTACCGCCAAGGGACTGCCCGAAAAGCCGCTGAAAGAAATGCCAGAGCCCACCGATCAGGATGCAAAAGACTGGCTGGAAAAACGCCTCGACGATGAAATCGAAAGCATCCTGCTCCGTGATACAGATGAGATCGCCCCAAATATGATTGGGCGTGTCGGTGAACTGAACTTCCTCAAGCAGCGCATCCCGATGGACACATCTCTCGAAATGAAGATGAACGCAGGAACGCCGAACGAGTTCTCTTTCTCCTTTGACAATAACCTCCGCAGCTTTGACATGGACGCCATCGTGCAGAAGAACATGCAGCGGTTCGGCGGGGAGATTGCCTTTAAGAACGTCTTTCACACAGAGAAAGAATACCAAGAGGCCATGACGAAGATTGAGAACGAACTGAGCAAAGCCTCCCGTCTCGGCGACGCCAACAAGAGTGTCATGAATGACTATCATGAGATTGAGCGCTCCCTGAAAGAACTGCGCGGATGCCGCCCGCGTGAGGACATCCTGACAAAAGGCACAGCACTGCTGCGTCTTGGTCTGAACACCTCTTATGTCAAGAACGGGGCAAACATGGGCTTCGCGCAGCTTGGTGAGATCGGCGGAGCTATCGCCTATGGTGGCCTACACAACCTCGTCGGTTTCCTCCCCAGTCTCAGTAAACTTGCTCTTAAAGCACGGCAGGGGAAAGTAAGTGCAGAGGAAGCGATGGAGGCAGAACGCTTCCTATGCGGAGCAGCCCTTGAGGCAGAGACACACACGATCAACTTCCAAGACAGAGCCATCCACGATGCTTTCACCAAGGATGCAGACCGCATCGGCGGGGCGCTCGTGCGAATGAGCGACTGGATACACAACTTGGGGAAAGTTACGTCTACACTTAACATGCTCCCCAAGATGACCGAAAGCATGTACCGCCACTTCCGTACCGGATACATCGCCGACGCCGTTGCCTATGCACATGGCTTCAAGACATTCAGCAGCGTGCGGGACCCCTTCACCAAGGCAAAATTAAAAGCCTCCAACATCACCCCCGAAAAGTTCGACAACATCATGGAGAACCTACGGAAATATACAAAGGTGGATGAGAAGGGCAACATCATTGGGAACGACTGGAAAGCGTGGCGTGAGAACGACCCGCAGAGCTACTTCCAATTTTACGGAATGACACAAACCCATGCAGAGCGGGCGATTGTCTCAGGCACAAAGCAGGGCAACAAAAACCTCATGAAAGCGAACAGCTGGATATATCGAACCCTCTTGCAGTTCAAAGACTACAACCTGCGTGCCATCAGCGGCCAGACCATGCGTGCCCTCACCGCCCGTGACCTCGACGATGCAATCGCATTTGGCATGTCGATGGCGACGAACACCGCCGCGTTCATGCTGCGTGCGGGCTTTAAGGGTGCCCTCATGTACGCCGCAGGAAATGCCACAGGAGCGAATGACTACCTCAAACAGCAGTTTGACGAAGGACAGCTTCTCCGCGTGGCCGCTCTGCGCTCTGCCATGGCATCCCCTCTTTCTTTTGTCAATGATGCGTGGGAGGCATGGACAGGTGCACCTACCATCCGCACCACCGTTGACCGCAGCACACGCGCACCAAAAGACCAAGATGCCAAAGACAAATTTGGTAATGCAGTTGCACAGCTTCCTGCTGTACAAGAGCTTCTTGCACCAGTGACAGCGGGCATAGGTGCAGCGGGCTTTATCAGCGGCGAAGGAACGCAAAGAGATGTACGCAGGCTATACAATGTATTGCCGATACCACGCTTTATTCCGTTCATGACCTACATTGACAGCCTCGTCAAAAACAGCGGCGTACCGGAAAAACGCCCTAAGACACAATAAGGAGACACAAGCATTATGCAGCATAAAGCAACCATCTTTTATGAGTGGGAGCAGGGGAAGTCGGCATACAGCTTCCCTTTTCCCTACCTCAGCAAACAGTTTGTCAAAGTGCGTGTCGATCACGCCAACACATCCACCCTTCTGGAATACAACCGTGATTACACCATCGAGGGACAGACCCTCACCCTCACACCCGTACAGCCTTTTGTCTCGGGGGCAACACTCTGCATCTACCGCCAGACGCCCACAGGCAGTCTTGTGGACTTCAGTGACGGCAGCCTCCTGCTCGCCTCCGAGATGGACAGGCTCAGCACACAGCTCCTTCATGTGGAGGAGGAGAACAGCGACCTCATCGCCAGCACAGGCATGTTCGCCGACGACGACAACGCATGGCAGGGACAGGGGAGACGCATCAAGAACATCAGTGACCCCGTGGACACGCATGATGCTGTGACACTCAGCCATCTGGACAAGGTCGGCGTGGCGCGCCGCGAGGAAATCGAGGCTGTGGTAGCAAGGGCTGAGAACGCCGTCAGCACAGCAGAACAGCATCGTGATAAGGCGAACGAAGCCAGTAACATGGCAGAGGCTGCTAAGACCGCAGCAGAAAAGTTCGCGAAGGATGCACAAGGCAGCGCAGCATCAGCACGCGCGGATGCGTCCCATACACAAAGTCAAATGAACAAAGTTGAAACAGCTGTGTCAGACATGGAGAGTAATCTGACATCCATGAACAGCGCTGTGTCCCTCGCCAATGCCGATGCAGAAAGATGCACGCATGAACGGGAGCGTTCAGAAAGCATCTCCACAGCCATGCTCAAAATGAGGGACGAAGTGACGAGCGCTAGAGATGAAGCAGCTGCGAGTGCCAAACAGGCTGCGGCGATTGCAGGCTTCAACGGTGTTGTCGATACGTCTATGATTGCCGATGGTGCCGTAACTGTATCAAAATTAGCCCCAGATGTGGCTACCTTAATTAAAAATACCAGCCCACGTCGCCCAGAATATACTTTTACGGATCCGGGTCTTTATAACGACGCAAAAGCTGTACATTCTAATTATCCAGCATTAAAAGATTACTATACCGCTATTCCCTTGCTGAAACAGTGGGTGGACACTATCAAATGGGATTATCTAATAGTAGAGTATTATCGTTCCTCTGACGGCACCGCATACGTATATCCCATAAGCATCCCATACCCGATGTATCTAATCGCCTCCTCTCCCCTCTCTATAGCCCCCATAATACTAGATAAAACAGAGATGATACTAAAAGTACAGCCACCGTATAGCAGTTCTATCGCTATAAAAAGTGTGAAGCTGACAGAGATGCACTGAAAGGAGACAACACCATCATTATTACTACAGAAACACCTATCCACGCACTCATCCATGCCATCGAGAACGCATGGACGAGCACAGAGCTGACCGCAGGTGCCGTATTCGGCATCATCTACACCTTTCTTGACAAAGCCTTTGGCGGTCTTGATGCCAGCATCGAAGCACTCGCCGTCCTCATGTGTCTTGATGTTCTCACAGGCATCGCTGCAGGATTGAAACATCATCGTCTCAGCTCCGCCGTTGGTTCAAAGGGGCTATTCAAGAAAGCGGGTATCTTTGTCTGTATCCTCATTGGCTTCCTGCTCGATACCGCCATCCACGTAGACATTTTCCGTGACATGGTCATTGCAGGATTTGCCCTCATCGAAGGTATGAGCCTCATTGAGAACATCGACCGCATGGGCTTTGGCTACATCATCCCTGCGTTCCTGCGGGACAAGATGAAGCAGATCGCCGAAGAGAAACGACTGAAAGGAGACAAAAAATATGAAAAGAGGAATTGACGTATCCGAAAACAACGGCTGGGTAGACTGGGACGCCGTGAAGGACGCTGGCTATGACTTCGCCATCGTTCGCTCCTCCTATGGGCGTACAGGCGTCGATGACATGTTCAGGCGCAACGTCAACGAAGCACACCGCGTCGGGCTGATCTGCGGTGCATACCACTATGGCTATGGACTGAACGAATGGCACGCACGCGAGGAGGCACGCCATTGTCGCAGCATCATTGACGAAGCAGGAGTGCTCCTTGAGCTGCCCGTGTTCTACGACATGGAGGACGCAGACCAGTACAAAGCACGCAAGGGCTTCGCCTTTGACCCTGACGAAATGACCGCCATGTGCAGGGCGTTTATCGACACCATCGGACTTGACTGTGGTGTCTATGCTTCCTGTCACTGGCTCGAAAACTACATTGACTGGCAGTCCCTCGGCTGTCCTGTCTGGAACGCCCAGTGGTCGTCCAATGACGACATTAAGGGCTTCATGTGGCAGTACACCGACGGAGCATTGATTGGAGGAAAAACCTTTGATGCCAATATCCTTTATGAAGCGGATTAAAGGCATGAGCAGAAAGAGCCGTCTTATGGCGGTTCTTTTTGTTTGTCTTGCCATTATCCTTTGTGTCTTATTTCTTAACAGCTGCAAGCATGAGGATTCTGTGGAAAAGACACAAGACCCCATCGTCCTCACCCCTGAGGAAGCCGTGAACGAAAACGTCCTTGAAAACAAACTGGACATGAACAAAAGCAACGCACGGGAAACTGCCAGCTATATTCGTGATGCACAGATAGGGCTGAGACGCCCTCAGACGCTCTACAATGAACGAAACGAGGGCGGGGGTAGTGTTACCTATACCGTGCAGGAAAAGCTCGCCAGAAACGATGCTACGTTGTCTAAAGAGGCACTTGCCAAAACGGATGCCACCATCGTCGCCGCGCAGCCCGAGAACAAAGATGTCCCCGTCGGCATCTACAAGATCAACAACTATCGCAACTGGGAGCTTGGCGTCGGCATGGGCATCCATGAAGGCAAGACCTACATCCCCGTGAGCTTACAGCGCAACTACAGTAAGAGCCACTCCGTCGCCATCGAACTTCACTATGATCTCAAAGACAACAAAGTCAACGGGGGCGAAGTACAGTGGAAAGTACATTTTTGATTTTATGAAAGGAAATATATGCAGGAATCACATGATATAACACTCGGCAGCCTCTTTGACGGCTCGGCGGTGTCGTCTATCAGGCTGAGGAGTTGTTTTTGGTTGATGTAG